TGAGCCCGCTTGATCGTGTACGCTGCATCTTCGACCAAAAAGTCATTGAATGCTTCGTACAGCTCTGGTACTCCGGTCCCTCGGACGTTGCACACGATATCGTCTACAGCGATGGAACTGGCCAAGGATGTCCCGACGGTGTTTCCAAGTACGGACGTGCGGGTCGGTGAAGTATCGATATCAATTTGGTCAGTAGTGCCTAGACCAGTACTAGCCAATACTTCATAAGTACCTTTAAGTTCTCCAGTCTGTCCATCTACCACATTGAACCAACATGTCAATCGTCCTGCAGCAGTAGTGGTGTACTCTTCCAGACCAGTAGGAGCGGTATCAGCGTCATAATCGACACGAGAATCTAGTAACAGCGAGTTGGACGAGATTGAAACGATTCGGCCCAAATCTGCAACGATCTTTTCAGGCTTGCGGGAATACCAAATACGAATGGTGTAGGCTGCGTTGGGTTTGGGGTACAGTCTAATCGACCGGCCGACTTGGGCCCACGCTGACGGGCGTGAGGTACCAGACGCCGTTTCTCTGTACGTACCGTCTTGGACTTTGATCCGTTTGACTGGGTATGGAATACTGGCAGAGTTCAGGTACTCAACAAACTCGACACGGCCCCCGTAGGCAGCTTCCGGTACATCGACCTCGGCCGTTCCAGCCGTCGTCGTGGTCGTGGTGGAAGCCATGAAGGCCGCATCGTATTGCTTGGTCATGATGTTGACGGCTGTGCGCTGAGCCCGATTCAATGCAGCTATGATCTGCTCGTCGGTGACCGAGTCAGTGTTCCAGTCGTCAATGTTTCGCCGAACCTCGTTGATGAGGTCGGTCGTAGTCATCGATAAAGGCATGCCTCACCTCACTACTGGAGGAAATCTTCAGGCATTTCCTCTTCGTCTTCCATAGGTTCTTCTTCGTCTTCCAGATCCGGGCCCAGCTCATCCATGGATTCTTCGGGCAATTCCTCGTCCATCGACTCTTCGTCGCCCATTTCCATTTCAGAGTAGGCATCTTTGATGGACTCGATTTCGTCGACGACGTCAGGGAGCATGTCCTGCAATTCGTCAAGCATGTCCATGTAGTCCTTTTCCATCGTATTCTCCTAAAGCCCCAACATCCGGGCCAGTATGTATCCTGTTGTAGCGACCAAGCCGCTGAGTACCCACCACAGGGTGGCGTGACCGGCCTGTAACCGGTTCACGTCCCCGTGATGCGTGTAGATCTTGTTCTTTATGTCTTTGACGTCTGCTTTGATTTCGCAAAGGTCGTCACGTAGTTCTTCCAGCTTCATCCTAGCCTCCTGAACTGATCAGAGGGCAGGGCATACGCCCCACCCCGCTAGGAGTTAGATAGCAACTACGTATTCAACGAAATACATCAAGTCACCATCATCCAAGTCTTCTGATGCGACAGCGACGAATAGTTCGGTAGCTGCAGTCGTCATAGTCCCAAGTCCTGTGGAACTAATAACGGTTTCTGGAGTACCATCGGCCGTATTAGCTGCAGTAATAGCAGTTCCACCAGTACCGACTAATAGTTGTACCGTTCCACCAGAAGAGGCAGTATCGGCAGCCATATATTCGGTAACACGAGTGACAATAGCGTTATCGGGAAGAGATACCCCACTAGAAAACTCGTTTCCAGCAGTAATATTACCGTCTGTACCATTATTGTACTTTACGATAGCAACTTTAACAACCTTATCCACTCCGGCAGCAGCGTGTGACCACGCATCATTACCAAGCGCCATAGCACTAGATGCAACTACGTTTGAGGTTACATCAGGCAATGTCAGAGTACGGTCATCCGTATGTGAGCTAAGGATAGTCATATCCTTATCAGCGGTCGCACCACTCAGATCCCACAGCAGCTTGATGGTGTTGTCCGTGGTATCAACCAGTGCGCAAGTGGCTTCAAGGGACTTGTTTTCGAGGACTTCTGCGTTGGCAATCAAAGACACAGTACCAGCTGCATCGGGAAAAGTGACAGCACGGTCTGCCGAGTGGGCAAACGTCAGAGTAGTGGTTTTAGCAGTAGTTGCGCCAGATATGCTGAAGGCGACCTGCTTGGTCGAATCCGTAGCATCACCGAACTCGGTGTTGGACAGAATCGTACTAGTGGCAATCGTTTTACCGGCAAATGTATCAGACGCCGATGCCAGATGGGTATCAACCATCTTGAGCAACAGACGCTCACGCTTGCCGATGATAGCTTGTGTGTAGGATCCCGCTACGAATTTGGCAACTTCGGTAGCGAAAACGGGGGTTGCGGCCATGGAAGAATCTCCTTGTGGGTCTCAGGCTCACCACTGCCCGGACGGCTCAAACGCTCGTCCGTCCGATGGGGTTAGGAGGAAACTGGGGGCAGAACACCCACCCCCAGTTCAATCACTGATGTTACACAGTGAAGTTAGACAAACTGATTACAGCTGCCGGGTGTACACAAACCAGAACACCGAGTCCTGACATGTACATTTGAGCAACGTCGTAGTACGTGGAGGTGCCGGGCTTCAGATGCCATTCGCTGGCATTCTTCGGTTGAACCGGCTGGAAGTCCGTTCCGTGGTATTGGAGTACGTCGCCCTTGGGCGGAATCCAAATGCGAGTCTTCGGGCAGAACTCGTCCGTGCGGAACTTGATCTTCTTGCCACGGTACACAAAGCCCATTTCGCCAGCGCCACGATCGGAATCACCGGTCGAGTTGAACCGACGGTCGGTTTCTCTCGACTCGACGAAGGCGTCGTAGGTTTCGTTGGCCATGAAGGCTTCATCATGGACGTAGCGACCAGCACCAAAGTTGATTTCACCTTCGCTCATTGCTTCTTGGAAGTCCTGAGAGTCGATGGCGACTGCGCCGACGTCTTTGCGGGTTCCGCTAACGTCGGAGCTGTGCTGCAGACCGTGGACCTTGATGTTGGCTGCGGAAGCCAGAGCTTCGAGGCCACACATTTCGATCGAGCAGGTCGAGTACTCATTGGTTGACGTGCCGTCAAAGGATGTCATGTTGGCAGTGATGCCAGCTTGACCAGCAGCCGTTCCAGCGCAGGCCAGTCGGAACAGGTTATCACCAGCAGCAATGTCATTACCTGACAAGGTGCTAGCATTAACCAATGTATCACTGGAGTTATATCCACCAAGGATGATAGTGTTGGTACTACGAACTACTGACTCGACTTTGAAGTACGAGCAAGCAGATCCACCAGCCACGCTGGTTGAGTTAGTGCCACCATCTTGTGCAGACACGATCCGATCACCCTTGTGGAACCAGCCGATGAAGCCACGATCAGTAGAAGCAGAGTCTACCACAACAGTGATATAGTTAGTTGGAGTATTAGCTGTTGCACTGGTTACTTCACCGATGATTCCAGTACCATCAGAGAACATCTGGCGGGACAGATCCCGAGCCAGAGCGATGCCCTTGGCTTCAACTTCTTCTGCGATCGGCATGCCGTACGCTGCGAAGTCTTTGGTAGCCAACTCGACCGTTGTGTTTTCAACTTCGATCGTGGCACCGAATTTCTTGTGGTATGCAATGGCTTCTTTGAGTTGAGCCCGGACACCACCGTGGAACTGAGCGCCGTTGACGCTCATAGCGCCGACTGCCGGATAGCCCAGCTCAGTGCGGACACTGTAGCGGAGTTCACGACCTTCGGGGTTGTCTTTTTTCATGCCAAAGATGTATTCCCACATCGGGGACATGGTCGACAGGTTGTCATAAACCATACCTTTGGATACAATTTTAAGGATATTAGCGAGTTGATAGTTGCTATCGCCAACATAAGGAGCTGCCATGTGTTACCTCATGTAACGCTTTGAGCGTCTACTTTCTAAACAGTTTCATCATTTCAGTCATGCGGCCAGCTTTGGAGCGTAATTGCTTTTCAAAGTCCGATGACATGCCACCGTAGTTCTTCGTCGACGCCAGCTGTGCGTTGGTTTCCGCTTCCTTGGAGCGGGCTTGGTCCAACTGAGAGACCTTCTCTTCAGCTTGGGTCGCCGTGAACTTGTTTATAAACGTCGCTGCTCGTTGGTACGCCTTGGATATCAACTGGTCGGGTACTTCTTCAAGATCCTCACCGTGTTTTGACATCCAGCCTTTGATGGTCTGAATGGCCCGAGTATGCATCATACGATCCAACTCTTGCGCATCAGCCTCATCGGACACCTTACCTTGGAATGAGTGCTTTCGAAGCTCAGTGTGCAGCCGCTGCTTCAGAACCTTCTTTTCCGAGTCGTAGACTCGTTGTTCGGCCTGAGTACGCTCTGCTTCCAGCTCAGCTTTGCGCCGTTCTTCAGCCTGTTCAACACGGGCTAACCGTTGGCGCAGTTCGAATTGCTCAATTTCCTCGGGGGTAGCCGTTTGGTAGAACTCCTCTTGTTCCTTGGCTTCTTTGACAAAGTCGTCGAGACTTTTCGAACCACCGGTAATCAGCTTGATCAATTCCTTAGGATTGTCTGCTGCTTCCTCTAGTCGGTCCCACATCGCTAGCTTTTCTGCAGCCTCACCCTTGGTATAGGACTTGAGCTGTTGTTCTAGCTTCGCCACTTTGGAAAAGAGTTTCTTACCTTCGATTCCCATCGAGAGCAACTTATCGAGCTTGGCCTCATCGCTGAGATCAACCTCGTGAGTCCGTCCGCCAGCTTTGACTTTTCTGATGGTCGCCGGAGCGTTAGGCTTGGCAGCCTTTTCGTCCTTTGGTACATCGTCAGCGGCTTTCGGCTCGGCATCCTTGGGTCGGGTATCGCCACTCTTAAAGAATGAGGAATCCAACTCAGGATCCGGGGTCTGAAGTGGTTCGGGAGGAGGAGCTGCAGGCGTTTCAGGTGCTGGGTCAGCACTTACGGCTGCTTGTACTGCGTCTGCGTTGTTAGCCACACGAGCGGCTGCGTTCGATCCACCATCAGACTTAAAAGAGTCCATTGACATGACATTTCTCCTAGCATCCCATGCATATTACACGTTCTGCGTAACGCTGGGGTAGCTTGAGACGTTGTGGCCCTGATGATCCCGCACCTACGGGGTACATTGGCCCACTCTATACATTATACCACACTCAGTGGTACTTGTCAAGTACTTTTTTCACTTTTGCGTAACTTTTTTCACTTTTCATGAAATCTGCTCAAATATCTGCGCAAATCATGACCTAAGCCCGTTTTTCATCAGCCGAGTCCCATGAGTTCCGGGGGAACCCCTGCTCCCGGGGGCATTTGACCACCCGCTGCGGCCTGTGCGGGCTGACCCTGTTGCGGTTGCTGGGCTGCCTGCGGTGCAGCCTCTTCCAGAGCCATTTGACGCCGTCTACGGGTATGTTCCTTGAGCATTTCTTGTAATTCGGGCTTAAGTTGCTTAAATTCCGACGATTCTAGGAAGTCATAGCAGTATTCGAGCCTATTTTGGTGATCTTGGAGGTCTTCAGGCTCAATAAACAGCTCATTACCCTTGTTATACGCCTCAATCATCTTGTCAAACTCTTCTCTCTGCCGTTCTCGGGACGCATCTGCCCGGTGAAACACCTCTTTGACGTTGTTCAGGCGCAAAATCTTGGCAATTTCGGGTCCAGTGATGCCAAACTGCTCCAACAGCCCTCGTTCGTGCAGTTGCATGACCTCTTCCCGACGACTTTCTGGGTCCAGAGACATGGAAGTGCCGTATTCACCCTTCAGATCCCATCCACTTTCAATGTCGGAGCCCTTGAGGTACACGACTTTGGTCGATTGTTCCTTACCAGCGACCTTGATCATACGTTTTTCTTTCCAATGGGCCACGACCAGCATCAACAAATGCTTGTACATCGACTCAACCATGAGTGTGTACTTGTTAAACAGTCGCCGACGGATCATATTGCCAGCATTGATGGCCGTTTGAGCAGCATATCCAGACATTTCACCAGACACTTTACCGTACATGGCGTCATTGGTACCGCCGATGATGTCAACACCACGCTCTAAGTTCTGTCGCAGGGCCACCATGTCTGGCATTTGACCCGGAGGAGAGATGTAATGAGGTGCTTGAGCATGCGATCCCGTGCCTTTGATGACTACATCTGTAGCGTTGGTGAATGATCCATCCCCAGTTTCAAACCCTTCATACGTAACCAGAGCAGCACGACCGTGGATCTTGGCGTTATCCAGCATATAGCCATCCAACCGGTTCAACACGTCCTGCATCGGGACTTCGTATTCCAAGAACGACTTGCCGTACACCTGATCTTCAACGTCCACGTCGGTCAAAATATGGTACGGAAGTAGACCCTTGGGGTGCGGGTTCTTTTGCATCGGACGCAATGGAGTTCCGTCGTCCATACACCAGCAATGACGTCCAGCCATGCCGTTGACTGGAGATGCTTTCTCGTAGTACTCGAACACTTCAACCAACTCTGAAGATCCACGCCGCTTTTCTTCTTGTTTGGACCAGAATCCGTACACCTCGGAGTGCATCTTGGTTGCTTTGCGCAGCTTGTCGGCGAAGTCGGGGAACATCATCTCAGCCACTTCGAACCGCATCACGTGTCGTTCGAACACGTAGCCACACGACTTCCAAAATTCCGTCGCATCAGGATCGACCCACACGTCCCACGTTGACGGGCTATACACGTGTTCTTCACCTGTCATGGTCAGATCGCCGGTTTTAGGATCGAAACTGGCAGCCTCTCCCCGGTCAGCGTCCCATACGGTCTTGATCCACGAGGTGCCCTTGGACAACGCCTTGCCGCATGCTGCATCGGTGACTTCTTGTAGGATATGTTTTACGTGCAGCCAGTGCACCAACGAGTCAGCCAGCTCGGCTGCGATGATGTCGTCCTTGTCGAATGACGTCGGGCTGATCTGTACGATCGGAGGGTTGGCACTCATCTGAGCGTGCAAAAACCGGTACGTGCGGAACGTGTAGTTTACGCCCACGTCGATGATGTCCGAGTCTTCTTCCGGCTCTTCGACGAACTCGTTGAACGACACCATGTTGTACGCTTCCCGGTACCCGATAGCGTTGTACAGAATGTTCTCGTTCTCACGCCACGTCATCTCGAATTGGCTACGATATTCTCGGGCCAGCTTGAGTCTGTTGGCCAGCTCCATTTGGATACGTTCTGCATCCCATGCTTGTACTCTAAGTACCACTGTTACCTCCTACCGAAAATGTTGAGGATGCCGTCGTCTCAGCCTACCACGAGCTGTGAGCTGGCGTTCGACCTGCCGTGCTTTAAATACATAAGCCCTACGTCGACGTTCCCAAACGTAGCGCATAAAAAAGATTCCGTTCAAAAATGTAAGCAACGTAGCCCACCACACGATCATGCCCACCATGCTTTAACCCTCCTAGTCGACTTGCGGCCGTACGGACGTCTGCGTCTAGATAGCCGTGCTGATGCTCTGGACTTAGCCGAGGCTTCTGCTTTGCGACGTTTGTTGTCGGCTTCGATCAACCGTTCTTCAAACGTCTTGCGCTTGGGAGGAGTCATCGGAGCCGGGAGCATATCCACACCGTAGATAAATGCATGTAACAAATGTAAGTTCTTTGCATTGATGATGGAGTCAGGGTCGGACGGTCGGCGCTGGGCTGACGTCAGCTGTTCAATGAGATCTGACACTTCTGGAGTGAACCGCACACGTCCGTCGTACACTGCCTGCTGCGACCCAGTCAGCATGTCTACGTACCGACCTGATTTACGTGGCCCCAGATATGTTATGCCAGCCTTGCGGGCTTCCTTGATGAACCAGTCCGAGGCTGTATCGCACACCCGCTTGGTAACATTGATCCGGGCCAGTTCAATCTCTTTCTCTATGGTTTCTACCAAATCGCTGGGAGCTTCCCCGGCGAACTCATCGGCCTTGATGAGATACCACTGGTCGGTGAATGGCCGTTCGGCTGCCCAAATGAGTCCGACCTTGTTTGTCGATGCCGGGTCTACCCACACCTCATGTCGCCACAGCGGGCTGTACCCGTGCGGAACTTCGACCGCTTCGTCGGTGATCGTGAACACAGCGTTCTCGCCCATGTACCAGTCACCGTACAGCCGTGCAGCCAGCAGCCCCGGAGGATCATTGGCGTAGCGTGCCCTGATCTCGTCTTCACGCCCAGCAAACAGCGGATTGTCCAGCATGCCCATCTTGTACTTGCGTGCGAACCGTTGGTCACAGTTTTCGATAACGTTCTTGATCTCAAGGTTCTTGACCAGCGGAGTAAACGTGGACAGAAACACACCGTTGTCGGTGATGATCCGAGTACGGACTTCTGAGAACAACGACGCCTGCAGCGGCATCTCGTCAAACCACACTACGTGTGCCGTGTGGGCCTGAACGTCCTTACGAGCTTGGTTCGGGTTGTTGTGGGACTGGAAGATGATCTTGTTCCCGTTCTGCAGATTCTCCACACGTTGGAGCATCATACCGACCCGGATCTCTTTGTACACGGTTCCTTTGCCGTCGCTCGGCAGATACCGCTTGATCTTGTTGCCCCACAGTTCCGAATCCATTTGTTCAGACTTCTGACCCAGCACGATGATCGTCAGTGGCCCGGTGCCCCACTCCGGTGGGCGATCCATGTACGGATGGTTCTCCATGAACCACCAAGCCACTATACGTGCACCACACTGCGACTTGCCGGACCTGTTGCCCGCTACGACATGCTTTTCTCGCACGGTCCAGTCAGACAAAATGGCTTGTTGCATCTCGTTCGGCTCAAGGTCTGGCCGATCTGGGTTGAAAACCAGAGGCAGCTCTCGCTGCTCCAGTTCTTCCAGAGCTTTGGCCAGTTCCATGATTTGTCCGAGGTCTTCCATTAGTCTTCCTTGCGCCCCTTGCCGCCGATGGCTCTCATGAACATTTCCTTGAGTCCGAGCTTGGCACGGCGCTTAGTGTCCTTGGGATCATGCGACTTTCCATAGTTCCGATCGACGTCCGGTTCATCCATGCCTTCGTCAGCCATCACGTCCATAACACGCCGGTAAAACGACTCCGTCTCTTCGTTCATTTGGTAATGGGGACTGGGCTCCATTTGGCAATCCGCAGGCGGCACGTTCATCACGGTAACGTCCGGCAACTCGATCTCGACTCTCCACTGAGGGCCGACGAGCTTGTCCATCAACGTCCCGGCTTCGGAGTCCCGCTTGGGCTCGTCCCATTCGGTCGGAACCTTGTGCTTCTGGGCTTCAAACAGCCGCTTGAGCATCTGGGCTCGTTTCATTTTCTGGAACATTGGTCGCTCCTTTAGTCGGCCTGCATTACGAGCACTTCACCCACGTCCACTCGGTCGTTGGCGTGCGTTCCAATCATCACGGCTCTGGCCATGGCTCGAAGAGGCAGATCGGCTGCATCGTGAGTAGCCCACCCTTCGGCAGCTCCACTAGCAGCCAGATCGGTATCCCAGCCGTTGTCTTCAGCCAACAGTTTGAAACTGAATACCCTACATTTGGTAGCTCGTACGGCTGTACCAGTGCTGGTCACGTCGACGATTCGTTGAAGTGCCCGATCGTGGCACAAGTAGTACGTTGTTGCGTTGATCACTCTAGCATAGTAGATCTGTCCGACACTTACGCCACCCGGCATGGTAGTGTTAGCACTGATCATCACTGCATCGCCGTCGCTGTATCCATGCGTGGCCCCGTCGGTCCATACATCTGTCGCTGCGACTACGGTTACAGTCTTTTCGGTGGAGGCGGTCACTGTGGTGCCGGTCTTGGCCACCGTGTCCCACAGCCCGTAGCCACTGGAATGGGCCAAACTGCAGGTGATGCCAGTGGTGATGTCCACCCGGCCGACTACAAAGTCGACACGAATGGCCTTGGCACCAACTCCTGTGACTCGAAATTCTTTGGACACTACGTTGGTAGTGTTGCCGGTGTATGTGGCCGGAATCCCTTTGCGTACTGGTCTGTTCGTTCCTACTGACATTGTCGTTCTCCCATGCGCCTCTAGGACGCTGCGTGTGACAGGGGGTCTGTCCCTGCCCCAGTTTGAATTACCCACACCACGTGGGCTTGTCATTAACTAAATTCTACGTCGTCTACGTAGACTGAGTATGTTGTTCCACCGTACACCTGCGCCTCGATCTCGACCACGCCGGTTTGGGTAGGTGTGAATGTGACACTGAGCTGTTCCCACGTGTCGGCTGCTGCCGCCATGGAATCGGATTGCTCGGTAGTCAGCCCGGACAACTGTCCCTCTGGAACTACTAGTTTGGCTGTTACTCCGGTGTTGGTACGCCTGAACCATGCTGTCACAGTGACGGCTGTGTTAGCCTTACACAGCGGTCTAGCAATAACCCGACGAAGCGACATGGTAGCGTCTGTATCTACAGTCGGACTAAACTCCCAACTTAAACCACTAGCCGTGTGTCTTACACTTGAGCCTGCTATAATATTTCCAATTCCCGTATAGATTCTGTGATCATCACCAGACGTAAAACTTATGCTTGATGGGCCTCCATCGGCATAAATAGCAGCAAAAGTTGCAGGAGTAGTACTAAACGACCCCATGTTTTGAACACGGCAATTCCCCCCATAAGATACAATATCTGCGGTGCTAGCTGTTCCATCGGTCTGTAGGTTGTATATCAGTGTTTCACCAAGTGTTGCCATAGCGTAATTGCAGTTATAGGTATAAATATTACGAAAGGTACCTCCACTAGTAAACAGCGGTCCTAGCGTTTCGTAGTTATACGCATAAAAATTAGTTAGAAAACAAGTATTTGGATTAGTCCTCTGGTTAGGAGTAGAATCAAATATACCCACACCCCATACTGATTCTCCCCCAGCATTGGTCATATGGATGTTTTCTCCCTTGAAGTACACTGAGTTTATCGAATGGATAGCAGTAAGATCAGGTGCACACAAATACAGGTCGGATAACCTCATACCGTAGTCACCGTTTGCTCCTGCATGCAACGCTCTGGCCCCAAATAGAAATGCGAAATCAGATATATCTATTGCACCAGTCGAAGTTCCTACCGACAGCAGAATACCAACAGCCATTCCCGTAGTAAGTGTAGTTAGTCCTACTTTCGTCTCCGTTCCTAGATTCCAGCCACCTGATATAGTTAGCCACGATTGCAACGAACTGCCACTACCCTCGAAAGTATCACACACCTCATAGGTAGATGTTGGATTAGCATGCACTATGGCTTGCATGGCGTAGGTAGTAACATTCTCTGTTGTACCAATATATTCGTAGTTGTCTTCACTACTATAATTCTGAACCGTCGTGCTTCGCCCCAAACTGATTGTAGTTCCATTGATCCCACGAATTGGCCACCATGCCTCTGTACCGGAGTTCTTAGAGATTACACTCGTTAGTGTCAGGCAACCGGCAGCGTCTCTAGCCTTACAAGCATTGATGTTATCAAACCTCAATTGTGAAGCACCGATGTCGTTTATTACGTACAATGCTATAGATTTAATTGAAGCGCCTAATGCCACGCCTTTATCTACAGTACATGCACGCCACTGGTTTGCCACACCATTTGGAATATCAAAGGCATTCACTGGAGCAGCCCCAGCCGTGTCGCTACATAGGGCAAGTTTAAAATCTCCAGCAGTAGTATCTACGTTAGGTTTGAACCAAAATGTCAGCTGCTCATAACCTGACAAATCCGTTTCAGTTATGGTATAGTATGCCGCCAATCCGGTAGTAAACGCTGCGTCAATTGTTACTAGCAGAGCATAGTCTCCCATTTTTTCTGTGGCTGAGTCCAGTGCACTGGTTACATTAGCAGAATCTGTCCACGTAGCTTCACAGTCACATACCAACTCAGTTACTGCAGTATCTAGTACCACATCCCCGCTATCATCAGTCCACGTCGCCGCCCCTAGACTACACATAGGGGTCTGAGCAACCCGAACTTCATCTCCACCAGTCAGCCCCGCACTAGCCACAGCTATTGTTGCATACGGATTACCGGCACTACCATCACCAGTACCGTCGTCACCATTCAGATAGTCTACATATTTGGTAGTCATTACACGTTACTCCAAGTTGTCACCGGCTCACCCAAGTACCCGTAGTCCATCGAGTTGTACGCCGTGTCGTCGTCACCAACGTTGGTCCACACGACGAACGGTTCTCCCAGATAGCCGTAGTCCATGCCATGCGTCACGTCCAGCGTGGACCCGCTAGACCAGCCCAGTACTCCCCAATATGCGTGATGAAAGGGCATGGGTTCTCCTTATGCAAACGCCTGTGCGTAGTTGCCGTAGTAGTTGGTGCCGTCGTACCACAACGAGATGATGTCCACGTCGTCCTCGGTCGTGCTGATGACCGGAGCCGTGCCTCCCGGCCACTTGACCGATGCTGGCCACACCACGTCCCGAGCGGTGGCACCTTGGATGATCTTGATCACGTAGCTGGCACCCTGACACGGGTTGCTGAGCGTCAGCGTGACGTCGCCGGTGGCGGCTTCCAGATCCCACACAGCCGAATCGCCGTGTTGCCAGTCGATGGTGTGAGCCGCACTGGCGGCTTGCGTCTCGGTGTCCATGCCGAGGTACAGCGTTTCGCCCGTGGTTTTGTTGGTACCTGCTGCCAACCCGAAGTAGTTGGACTGGTTGGAAGCGTTGACAGTGTGGAGTCGTAGTTCGTTGGTATTGGAACCGGCAACGGCTGAGTCCAGATGCCGACCAATCAGCATATTAGCAGTAGCGCCATCAATCCGCCACGCTACGTTCTCGTTGTTTAGACCCGTTCCTGAAGCGAAATTCGACCAACACACATCGTAGTCGTTGGTTGCTGACCCTCCTCGCCCAAACATAGTGGCATAGTCAGGTCCATTGATGTAGTTACCAGCACCACCAAGAATTACAGATCCAATAGACCCACTAGCAATGATGTTACTGATCCCACCAGCAAATATCCCACAATAGCTAGCCGTAGAACGGATACTGCCCTGTGATCCGCCAGCAACAATGTTGTAATCACCCGTAGAAGTGATGTAGTTTAGGTTTCCACCAACGATGATACTCTTGGCAGTAGACCCAGACATGTAGCAGCCAGAACCGCCTATGATGACATTATGCGTAGACGAACCACTAGCCGTCGTGATGTAGCTCGTATCCGACGAGTAGATGCCGCAGTCGGACACGGTGCCAGTCCCGGTCTCCGAGATGTAACTGGAGTCTGACCCGACGATGGTGTTGAAGCCACCGCCATTTACAGAACATTGGATAT